CCGTCGCAGAACTTTCTGACCTAGAAGACGCAATGAGAACTGACTTCTCTCTACCTCCTCTAGACCTAATTATGTAAGGTTCGTTATGATAAGATTCAAAGAATATCTCTCAGAACTTTTTGATAAACCCGTCAGAGGAATACAAGAATACGATCCTCGTAATGGTCTCCAATACACGTACTATTTCGATGTCGAAGATCGTCACTATTATGTGAACGTTGCTGCCGACATATTGAGAGATAAAAAGATGTACTGGATCGTGTTTGGGTTCCTGGGAGATCAAAAAAGTAAAAAAGTAATGGGACAAAAGTTTGTGTTAACGCAGTTTAATACAGACGCGGTCAAGATTTTCTCTACAGTAATTAACAGAGTTGACTATTACTTTGCTCAACCCAAACACACGTTAGATCCTGGCGACAGCATTAACTTTACAGCGGCGAGTGAAAAGAGAGCGGCTCTTTACCAAAAGTTTGCTAAGCATCTGTGTGATAAGTATGATCTTGAGATGAAAGTCTTCAAGGGCGATGAAACAATGTTCGAACTGGTGAAAAATGGCAAGAAATAAGTACTTTAACTTCTTCAATGATGAGGCAGAACAAAAACTGATCGAGGACCTAGTCGTCGAGTCGATTGAGATTTATGCTCATGACATGTGGTATCTTCCAAGAACTGGTGTCAACAAGACAGACATCCTCAATGAATACCAATACAACAAGTTCACTCATGCTATCGACGTCGAAATGTACATCAAGAACGTGTCAGCTTTCGAAGGTGACGGTCAGTTCCTAGGTAAGTTCAACATCGAAATTCGAGACCAGATAACTCTCACGATGTCAATTCGCTCATTCAAGCGTTACATCGAACCAATTACATCTGAGAAGAGACCTCTCGAAGGCGACTGCATCTACGTTCCAATGCTCAAGGCTCTCTACCAGGTAAAGTACGTTGACAACGCGAACGTCTACTACTCACTTGGTGCCCTACAGATGATGGACATCACATGCGAATTGATGGAAGTCTCAGGTGAAGAATTCACTACTGGGATAACAGAAATCGACAGCGTCTATAATACCTATGACAACAATCCTTTAGAAGCTGCACTGACTACAGAGTCTGGTGAATACGTCACAACAGAAGATGGTGTCAATATCATCTCTGACGAGTATGATCCAGAGGACATCTCTGACAAACCATTCGCTAATAACATTCCCTTCCAAACAGAAGGTGATGCTGTTCTAGACTTTTCTGAGACATCACCATTTGGAGAAAACTTCTAATGCATTTTTATGGCGGATATCTCAAAAAGGCAATCGCGATCTTCGGTTCTCGCTTCAACGACATCTACATCACGAGAGTTGATGAAAGTGGCGACACGCAACAACTCGTTAAGGTTCCTATTTCCTACGCACCAAAAGGAAAGTTCATCGCTCGTATCCAAGGGGATCGCGAAGGTAAACGTGACGTAGCAATCAGACTACCACAGATTAGCTTCGAAATAACAGGAATCGAACGCGATTCTACCGCTCGTTCTCTCCTTCCTATGAATAAGATCACAGCTCCAGGATTCAACAACTTTGTTGGAACTCCATACGACCTTACGATCGAACTCAACGTGATGACGAAGACAATGGAAGATGGTCTCAAAATCATCGAGCAGATTCTTCCATTCTACAATCCAAGAGCGACTGTCAAAGCTGCTCTAATAGATGACATCAACGAAGTGTTTGATATCCCTATTACACTTACCACGACGGCGATGACAGACACCTACGAGAATGACTTTCTTACGCGTAGAGCTATCATTTGGACTCTTACATTCCAAATGAAGACATTCTTCTTTGGTCCAACAGGTCCTTCTAAGGTGATTAAATTCACAACTGCAAACATCTTCTCAAATCCAGAGATGACAGCTAAGTTTGAGAAGATCACCGTTCAACCAGGATTGACTGCAAACGGCCAACCAACAACTAAATTGAGTGAAACAATAAATTACTTAAATATTAATGAAGATGACCCATACGGGTTTATCGTGATTAAAACGGATGAATTTGATGAGTGACGATCCACTTTTTAACAAGCTAGGAGTTTCCCAACTCCCAACCAAAACTATAGAACTCATAACGGTTGACAAGTCAGTTGGGGAAGGACTCGAGGACGACCTCGATGAAGTCCGCTCTAACATTCGTTCACTAATTGAGAAAGGTGAAGGAGCTTTTGAAGACCTCCTAAGTCTATCATCTCAATCACAGGATCCAAAAGCTTACAGAGAAGCCTCAACCCTTCTCAAAGTGCTTCTAGATGCCAACTCAAAACTGATTGATAATGCATTAGCGCGTAAAGAAATTATGCATGATGACCAGAAAATTTCTAATCCTAGGATTACGAATAACAATCTTTTTGTTGGATCAACTCAAGAAGCTATTGAGATGATGAGAAACAAGAAGAAAAATAATGGCCAAACTGACTGATCGCTATAATAACAATCCATTCCTACCAAAAGCTGGTACGACAAAAGAGTTCACAGAAGAAGAATTACAGGAACTAGTCAAGTGTGAGGATGATCCAATTTACTTCGCTGAGAAGTATTTCAAGATCGTATCTGTTGACAAGGGCGTCATCCCGTTTCTTCTCTACGATTTCCAGAAAGAAGCTGTAGAAAAGTTTCTTGTCAATAGAAACTTGTTTCTCCTTCAGTCCAGACAATCGGGTAAAACATCCACCGCGACTGTTCTCCTGCTGCACTATGCACTCTTCAACCCTATGAAGACAATTGGTATCCTCGCTAACAAGGCGGCCACCTCAAGAGAAATTCTAAATCGTATCAAGCGAGCCTATGAGTTCCTGCCAGACTTCCTAAAAGGTGGTGTCAAGGAGTGGAACAAATCACGAGTTGAGTTCGAGAACGGTTCTCTCATGATGGCCGAAGCCTCATCATCAGACGCTATCCGTGGACAGTCACTTTCATTGCTCTACATCGATGAGCACGCGTTCGTTGACGGATGGGAAGAGTTCTCATCATCAGTTCTACCAACGCTTTCATCAGGTAATTCTACTAAGATGATTTTTAGCACCACACCAAATGGTCTAAACCATTCATATTACTACGTTGAAGGCGCAAGAAACAAGACAAACGACTTCGCTCTCGTTGAAGTTCCTTGGTTTAAGGTTCCTGGTCGTGATGACAAATGGAAAGAAAAGACACTCTCTGACTTGAACCATGACATGCTAAAGTTTGAGCAGGAGTTCGAACTCGAATTCATCGGTTCATCTGGTACACTCATCTCCGGCGCCGCACTTAAGCAACTATTTCCTGAAGATCCGATCATGCGTGATCCTCACATCAAACAATATAAGAATCCGATCCGCGGACACCAGTACATCCTCACTGCTGACGTCTCGCGCGGTAAGGGACTGGACTATTCAACGTTTTCGATCGTTGACATAAGCACGACACCTTATGAACAAGTTTGTACGTATCGAAACAATATGATTCTGCCAACGGATTATGGTGAAATTGTAAGACGATTTGGTCTTCTCTACAATGATGCGGCGCTCCTAATCGAAATCAACGACCTCGGTTCTCAAGTCGCAGACATCTGCTTTGAATACGAAGCAAATATGATCTTCGTAGAATCGAGAGGACGAGCTGGCAAGCAGGTTTCCTTCTCAGCACGAGCAGATCGCGGCATGAGAACCACACAAAATTCCAAGATGGAAGGTTGTATGATGCTCAAAATCCTTGTCGAACAGAAGAAACTACTTATCAGAGACGCATACACGATCGCTGAGTTAAACACTTTCTCTCAAGCAGGCAACTCTTACGAAGCGGAAAAAGGTAAGCATGACGACATGGTCATGACACTCGTTCTCTTCGCGTGGCTATCTGGTCAGGGGTATATTGATCAATTGAATGATGGTGATCTAATGAAAGAATTGAGAGAGGTCTCCGACGGCGATTTCCGTGAAGACCTTCTCCCATTCGGTGTCATTGCAGATGGCTTAGACGATGAGTTCGACGATATCGTCTACATGACTCAT